GGCGTAGCGAGGCCGAAAAGGTGATGGAGGATCTTCGATGAGACCATGGGCTGGTCAGGCGGCTCCGGCAACTTCTGCAGTTGCGGTGACGGCCGACGATGACAACGATCTCGCCAGAGTCCCGACTCGTGGCATCTACGTGGGCTCGGAAGGCAGTCTACAGGTGGTGATGGTCGATGGTCAGACGACGACCTTCGCCGGAGTCACGGCTGGGACGCTGCTGCCGATCGCAGTCGTGCGAATCCTGGAAGCTTCTACGGCATCGAGCTTGGTGGCTCTCTACTGATGGGCATGCAGGGTGGATTCCGTATCGGCATCGGTCTTGGACTGACCGATGCCCTGCCCCGAGATGGGCAGCAGACCACCCTGTCGCCTGTCGGAGTCACGTCCGCCACCAAGAAGGTCTGGTATGATCCCACCGATGACACCTACGTGACGTTGGCCAGTGGGGATACCATCTTCAGTCAGGTTCTCAACAAGTTCTTGTTGGGCGGCAACGATGGAAGCCTTCTAACCTCTAGATCTGGCAACAGTGTGTTCGGTGTGGCAACAGTCAACGGACTGCGCACCATGCAGGCTGGAGCAACCAACCAGGCAATGGCCAGTCAGAACGAGACTGCGGCCAGTATCCAGGTTGGTTCCAACTCCGTGCATATCTTCTGTGTATCCACGGCGGACTTCACGACACTCAGCACTGCTGGACTCGCCTACACTTTGGCCAACAAGGGCAGCACCGATCGTTGGCGTATGCAGATCAACACCAATCTTGGGGTAAACACTAGCCGTTGGGGTTTCACGTTCGACGACGGCCCAACTGCTGTGCAGGCGTACGCTGCCAGCAACGGCAGCTGGAACAACGATGGCGGCAAGCCTCACCTGTTCGAGATCCAGCGACACAATACGGACGGTGTGTTCCGGTCCTTCGTGGACGGTGTGCAGACTTCCAGCGCCGCAATCCCTGGCGGCTTTGGGGACATCGACGACATCACCCAGACTCTGATTCTTGGAGCGGCTCCTGGTGCTGGCACCGCGACTGCCCAGTGGTGGAACGGAAAGATTGGTGACTTCGTGATGTTCCAGGGTGAGATCTCCGCAGAGGAGCTCACCATGCTGCGAGCATGGTTCGTTGCAAGGTGGGGCATCGTCTGATGGCAACGAGCCGCCGAGTCCGGGTGGTGGTCGACAGCCTGGGGAAGTTTCTGGATGCAATCATCCGGAAGCTTGTCCTAGACATTGTCGCGAACCTCCGTCGGGCACCGAGCGAAGGCGGCACCCCTGTCGACACTGGCTGGGCACGGGCGAACTGGGTTGCGAACATCGGTGTGCCCTATCCCACGACGGCTGGCACCAGGGCGGAAGCTGAGGCTGGACGTCTCTACAATACGGCTGAGACTCAGGTGGCGGTCGTAGCCGCAACCTACAGGTTCTCGCAGGGTGAAGTCCACATCACGAACAATGTTCCGTACATTCAGGACCTGAACGAAGGAAGTTCGTCCCAGGCACCAAGAGCTTTCGTTCAAGCCGCCGTTGCCAAGGCTGTTAGGGTAGACTTACCTCGAGGACTGCGATGACCACCATCAACGAAGCTCGAGAGACAATCTACCAGACGTTCGTGACTGGCTGGGGAGCCACGTCTCCCTACACCTTCGACAACGAGGCATACAAGCCCGACGATAGCAATCCGTGGGTGCGGTTGGCTGTCCGGAATCGGACATCGAACACGGACACGCTCGGGCCAGTTGCCAGGCGCAAGCAGTTGCGATCCGGCGCGATCTTCCTACAGATCTTCATCCCCACGAACTCTGGTGTGAAGGATGCGGACACTCTGGTCCGCAAGTTCAGAGAAATCTTCGAGGCCAAGGTTCTCACCCCAGGAACTCTGTGGGTGACCTCTGTCGATGCCCGAGAGATCGGTCCAGACGGAGAGTCTTACCTGGTTGTGTGCGAGGCCAGCTTCACCTACAACGATACAATCTAACCCACTGACCTGAGACAAAGATGGCAAGAGTCCTCACCAACAACGTCTCGCTGGCCTACGCCATCGAGTCCTCCATCGGTACGCTGCCTGGTTCCCCGACCTGGCGCGTGCTCGAGCCGAACGACATCGGTCGATTCGGTGCCGAGATCACGACGGTCGCGCGACGGCCGATCAGCAAGAACAAGCAGCGCCGGAAGGGCACCGTCACCGATCTGACCTCCGGTGTGGAGTTCAACGGTGACCTCACCATGTCCGCATTCCAAGACTTCGCCGAGGGCTTCGTCTTCGCTGAGTGGGCGAACACGGAGTTCTACCTCCGGGCGACTGGTGCGGTCAACCCACCGAGTGCGACTGCCACCACCGACGTGTTCAACATCGCTGCTGCCAGCACCCTGCTGGGTGGCAAGCTGGTGTATGCACTGGGTGGCGCGAAGTCCCTGCTGTTCGCGAAGGGATACGCTCAGTCGGCCAACAACGGTCTGCACGTGCTAGATGCAGATGTCGCCCCCACGGACACGACTGCCTCGGTGGCCAGCACCCTGGTGACGGAGACCCCGCCGACTTCAGCTAGTCTGGTCGTCGCTGGTGTGCGAGTGATCGACGCTGACCTCACGTTCACCAAGTCCGGTTCGACTGCGACTCTCGTCTCGGCCGCGGACATCACGAACTGGGCGACTCTCGGCATCCAGGCTGGGATGTTCATCCATATCGGGTCGGCCGATGCGAACGGTGCGGTCCAGAATGCCCTGTCGGACAGCACGGCGGACGACACCTACGGCTACGCTCGCGTGAGCTCGGTCTCGGGTGCGACCCTGAACCTGGACAAGCTGGACCCAAATCTGGCCGCGTCGGCGGACAACAGTGGCACGGGTGTTGCCGACATCCTCTTCGGCCGGTTCCTGCGAAACGTGGCTGTCGATGCGGATGCCGATGACAACCGCTACCTGGAGCGCTCGTTCCAGTTCGAGGCAACCTACCCCGACCTGGGTGGAGTCGGCACGGACAAGTACGAGTACGCTGCCGGCAACTTCGCCAACGAGATGTCGCTGAACCTGCCCCTGGCGGACAAGGCGACGGTCGACTTCGGGTTCGTCGGCACGGACACGGAACCACCGACCACCACCCGGGCGACCAACGCAGACTCTGCGATCCTGCCCAACAAGGTGGTCGCGCTCAACACCTCCACGAACATTGCCGTGCTGAGCACGGACGTGGTCAGTGCGGTGTCGGACGTGTGTTTCAAGAGCCTGACGCTGACCATCAACAACGCGGTCACCCCGGAGCAGTGCCTTGGCACGCTCGGCGCTGCGTTCGTCAACTCTGGCATCCTGGAGGTCTCCCTCTCGGGCCAGATGCTGTTCACGGACAGCGCGATCGTGAGCGCGGTGCGCAACAACACGACGGTCACCTTCCTGGCCATCATCGCGAACGAGGACGGGGCACTGTGCCTCGACCTGCCGAGCATGACCCTGGGCGGTGGCGACAAGGAATTCCCGGTGGACCAGTCGGTTCTGGTCAACCTCACCGGGGAGACGTTCGAGGATGCTACCCTCGGGACGTCGATTGGCATCAGCATGATCGAGGGAGTCCCCTACGTCGCTGCCTGATGTGAACCACTGAGAGAGTAGAGCTACCCACCATGAGCAAGTTCAGCCACCTGAAGAAGCTCGACATCCCCACCCAGACTCACTGGGTGGAACTGCCCCGGGTCTGCCCGGGTGCAGCTGTCGAGGTTCGTTTCGCTCGGTCTGCCCGAGCCTACCAGCATGGGATCCTGCGCGAAGCAGCTTCCATGTCAGACGCCGATCGCAAGAAGTTCCAGGAGCTTCAGGGCAAAGGCGTCTTCGAAGCTCTGGATGCCCTTCGTCCGATGGACAAGAGGTTGTATCCGAAGCACATCATCGTCGGTTGGAGGAACATCCTCGACACCGATGGCGCAGCTGTCGAGTTCAGCCCGGAGGTCTGCGCAGAGTTCTGCGATGCCATTCCGGACATCGAGTTCGACGACATCCGCATCGGCGCGAACCTCCCTGCCAACTTCCCGGCTGAGTCCTCTGAGGACGTGGATCTGGAAGCTCTCGCGGGAAACTCCGTCGACGTCTCCTCTGGGAGCTGAGGTGTCACTGGGATGGGTTCGATGAGGCAACAGTCCAGCACTACCAACGGAACCGGAAGCAACTTCCGGCCTGGTATCTGGACGAGCCTCCCATCGGACCAGGCGATGGGTTCTACTTCCAGGCATTTTGGCGGCTCTGCACGGACAGGCCGCCAACCTACTCTGGGGTGGGTCCAATCCCATGGTCATCGATAGATCGCTACATCGAGCGGGAATACCTGAGCCCGCCGATGGACTTCGTGTTCGAGTATGCCATCCGAACCTTGGATGGCGCATACATGGAGTATCAGAGGAAACGTCAGGATGAAGAGCGAGAAAGATCCCGGAAGGACTCAGAACGCAAGAGTAGAGCTAAATCACGATGACTGACTTTCGCATCGACGTCATTGTCGACCCACGCCGCGCCAAGGGTGGGATCGACAAGGTGGAGAAAGACCTGGACCGGCTCGACAATCGAGCGCGAGGTCTCGGCACCACCCTGGGTCGAGCGATTGGTCTACTCGGCGGCTTCTCGCTGGGCATCGGCGCGATCCGCAACCTGGCTCTCTACGAGCAGGCTCTGGCTCGCGCCGCTGCCACTGCCAGTGCAACGGCCGAGGAGTTTGAGAAGTTCCGGGATGTCACCCAGGAGTTGGGTGCGACTACGCGATTCACTGCTGTCCAGGCAACCGAGGGACTGCAGTTCTTGGCCCAGGCT